AAACTATAAGTACAATACCTGGAGCAGGAAATAATAATACTCAAATGGATTATAAAATTATAGATCCAAACCCCTTAACAGGAATATCTTATTATAGACTAAAACAAACTGATTATGATGGACAATCAGAGGCATTTCATCCTATATCAATTGTTATAAAAGAAGAAAGAAAAGAAATAGTTAAAAAATTAAATACTTTAGGACAAGAAGTTAATGATTCATATCTTGGTATAGTAATACAAATCTGGGATAATGGAGACATTACAAAAACCATGAGAAGATAAATGATAGAATTAGTTATTTTAATTGTTGCAATTATTTTATTATACCTTTTATTACCAATAGTAGCTGCTTTTATGGTATTAAAATTCCTTTTTACAGGAAATAAACGAATGATCTCCATATGGTTTTACAGAACTGCTCGTGAAATAGATATTTTTGCTAATGTTAATGGTGCTGATTTCTTCAGTGCCATTTTTATTATAGATGGTGGTTATAAATTTGGTAATCCTAAAGAAACTATATCATCAGTATTGGGTAAAAATCAGCGAGATAAAACGTTATCAATCGCAGGAGATGTATTAAGATGGATGTTGGACCGAATTGATAAAAATCATTGTTTAAATTCAATAAACGATAAAGCAACTAACACTAAAAAAGACATATCTAAGTAATATCTAAAATTAAATTTTTATAATACATTTACATATTTGTAAATAAAATATTATGAAAAAGTTTTTTATATTTTTAGTTCCCTTTTTATTTTGTTTTTGCTCTAAATACGAACAAGTTTCAAGTAAAATTAAGTATACTGAGTATCAAAGTTCAATTGATCCTTCTTTTAATTATATAGAAGATATAAAAGATTGGGAAGGGGTTAATAAATTCTCTGAATAATTAATTTACCATGTTGGCCATAGATTTCCCATTTACCCTTTCTGATCCCATTTTTATAGAACATTTGGGCTCTGAGAGTTGATGTAGTATCCCAAATTAACCATTCTCCATGTTTTTGTCCTAAAGAATTAAACTCACATTGAACTAATTTAATTCCTTTATCAGAATAATAATTCCATTCTCCAATTTTTTTATCATTTTCAATAAAACCTATTTCTTTTAGTTGTCCATTTTGATAAAAAACTTTTGTAGGTTCTTTAGAGGATGTATTATAATCAAAAAATACACTTTGGGAAAATATAGAATAATTAAAAAATAATGCTAATATTATAATTAAATGTTTCATATTAATAAATATACGTAATATTAATGTCATATCCAAATTTAATATTACTCCTTTTAAAAAAAACTTGTATTATATTAGAACATTTATGATATTTATGAGTATGGATGTAAACAAAATATTTGGCATGTTTGGAGATGATGATAGGAAATCTAAATTAGATGAAATTGAGTCTCTAAAAAGGTTAGAAGAATTCCATGCTACACCTACATATAAAATTGGTATGTTTAAAAAGATGTTATTAAATCATAACATGCTTAAAAATAAACTTATCAATATGTTTAAAACCCCCTCTGATGAATTTAATGTAAAGGAAATGGAAGAGGTAGGAGAATACCTAGCTTATAATAGAGCTTGGGATTACATTAGAGAATGTGATTTAGATAGTGAATTATGGGTTGATTCTTTAAAAGTAATGGATGATGATAGATTACAAACCGCAGTAAAAATGTCAATTCATTATTTTGAGGAGCGAGAAGAGTATGAAAAATGTGCTTTCTTAAAAAAAATCGAAAATTTTCTTGAAAATAATTTGGATTAATATCCTTCAGTTATTATATTGGTATTACGGGTTTAGTAAAAAACGTAAATGAGAAAAAGTGTGACAAGGTGACACACGGAATCATGAATAAAACCCTATTAAAATTTAATTTAAAGTTATGAGAAATAAACAATTAGTACAAAACCGTTTAAGAACTTTACAAGGACAACTAAAAAAATTAGATCTTCAAGTTCATAGAGGAGGTAATAGAACTACTATTAACGAAGCTCAAAGGGAAATTGAAGAAACCGTTCAAGATTTAGTTGATATAATTGAAAGAGAAGATTAATATGAGTTTAACAGCGGAACAAATTCAAACGAATTGGCAAACTTTTTTAGGTTATATTAACCATTATATTTTAGATCCTAGAAGAACAAAACTACTAGATTTTTATAAGAAACATGAGGATGAGTTAGTTATGATGCCTGCTTCTCATAAAAAAGCTTATCATAATGCTTTTCCAGGTGGTTATATTGATCATGTTAATCGGGTAGTAGAAGGAGCTTTACATATAAATGAAGTGTGGGCTAAATTTGGGGCAGAACAAAATTATACAGCCGAAGAACTTGTATTTGCAGCTATAAATCATGATTTAGGTAAAATGGGTGATGGTAAAGAATATGCACACCAACCCTCTCAGGATAAATGGCGTAAGGAAAATTTAGGTGAAATGTACACCTTTAATAAAAAAATATCTTTTATGTCTGTTCCAGAAAGATCAATTAAATTATTAGTTGATAATGGTATAGTACCTACAGAAAACGAGTGGTTATCTATTCGCCTACATGATGGATTATATGATCCAGCAAATGAGCCTTATTTAAAGAATTTTATGCCAGAGTTAAAACCTCGTACTTCTTTGATATTTATAATTCATCAAGCGGACTTAATGGCATCTAGAATAGAATTTGAAAAAGAATGGCTACCCAAATTCAGTAACAGTACTGAAAAAAAACAAACATCCAAAAAAATAGACGTAAAAACTAAAGCCTTAGGCTCAATTAAGAGTGAAGGGTTAAAAAATATGTTAGATAGTTTATGATTGCTTTAACTGTTATTGTATGTGTTTTATCTGTGTTAGTTGTAATCCTTGGATTTACAACTTTCAATTTAATGAGAAAAAATGAAAAGCAGGAAGACATACTAGCAGGATATTTAAATTATTTAGATCAACTATCTAAAACAATAGAAATTTCTGATAAAAAACTTAAAGAAGTAGATCGAGCGGGTACATTTAAGTCTGATGATGAAGTTGGATATTTTTTTAAATCTATCCAAGACATTCAGGACATCTTGAATGATTTCAGATTAAAAGAAATAAAATGATAACCGTGGCAGTTAGAAAAAGAAGACCCAAGAGTAAAAACTACTTTACTAAAGATACCGAAAACGCTATTGTTAGGTATAACAATGAACCAGATTCGGAAATAAGAAGCAAAATTTATAGAGATGAAATTCACTATGCTTTTTTTAAGCTAACAGAGAATATTATCCATACCTTTAAATTTTATTATACAGAGGTAGATCAAATAGAACACCTCCAACATGAGGTAATTACTTTCTTACTTTCAAAAATCCATTTATTTAATCCAGAAAATGGTGCTAAAGCATATTCTTATTTTGGTACTATAACTAAAAATTGGCTAATAGTATATAACACTAAAAACTATAAAAAAAGACTTCAAAAAGCTCCTGTTGATGAGTTATATAAAGACGATAATTATTCTTATAATATAGGAGAAGAAAAAGAAAAGGATAGATTATCTATTTTTCTAGATGCTTATGTTAAATATGTTGAAGAAAGATTTGATAAATTTTTTCCTAAAGGTAATGATGCACAAGTAGCTGATGCTATATTAGAATTATTTAGGAAAAGAGAAAACATTGAAATATTCAATAAAAAGGCTTTATATATCTACATTAGGGAAATAATGGCCACTCATGGTTTAGAGGTTAAAACACCTAAAATTACTAAAATAGCTAATAGACTGTATGATTTATTTAAAGAAAACTATATATTTTATTTAGATACTGGATATATAGACTTTGAAAGATCTTAATTAATCATAT